TCGGCCAACCCGAGCTACACCTTCAGCGTGCTCGTCACCGAGTGGACTCCAGTGAACGGTGCAGTTGGCGAACTCGCCACCGCAGACGTCACGTTCCCAATCTCGGGCGCAATCGTCAAGGCTGTCGTCTAGTTCTAATCACTTCACCCTGCGGAGGTAACACATGAAATTAGTGCTATGGATTCACGGTGCTGACGAACAGTCGCACGAGTGTGTCGCCGAGTTCATTGACTTCGTCAAGTACGAGGAATACCACAACGTGTCGATGTCCAAAGTTGAACAGGACATCAAGATTCGTGACCTCGCTTGGCTTGCCTGGCATTCCGAGAAGCGTCGTAACAAAATCACAGTCGAGTTCGACAAGTGGTTGGAGTCCGTTACGAACATCAGTCTTGATGCCGGGGAGGGCAGGATCGTCCCTTTGGAGAGGACTCAGCCCACTGGTTGATCGCGCATCTTGCGTGCGAGACGGGGATTGCCCCATCTCACCTGTTGGCTGAGTCACCACGAATGTTGTGGACGATGCAGAAGTACATGTATTGGCGTTCGGTGAAACAGAATCCGAACAGCACGTACAATCGTTGACATGGCAAAAGTTTCAACGGGCACACGCATTGCGTCCGGTCGTGCCGGTGATGTTTCGTTTGCTGCACCAGGGTTGTTGGAGTTCCTTCGTGACGCTTCGCAAGCGTTACCTGAGTTCAACAACGAGATGCGCAAGGCTGCTGAACAAGTAGCACAGCATGTCGTTGACCGGGCGGTTGTCAGCGCGAACGGACAGGCACCGCACGGCAAACCCAGAGAAGGCTCATCTGGTCATTCGCAGGCCAGCCAAGTGGCCAGAGCTTTGCGTGCTCGACGTGACCGCATCCCGACCATCAAGCTGGATTCCAAGCGTGGCTTCGTTTCCGCTTCTCGTCCGAACCGTAGTCGTAAGCAAAAAGTCACGATGGGTAACGTGTTCTTTGGTGCCGAGTTCGGTGGGCGTCGCAGGAAGACAACGATGCAATTCCCTCGTCATCGTGGCCGTCAGGGCTACTTCTTCTGGCAAGCCGTACGGGATAACAAGTCCTTCATTGTGAAGGAGTATTCGGATGCAATCGAGCGGGTATTGAAGAACCTTGCCAAAGGTGCTGAGTGACGCTACGCTGACCTACGGAGGAGCCCGCCATGTTCCCAGAAGTCAAGTTGGATAATGTTCGCGCCGTCAGGTTTGACTATGTCAAAGCTGTGGTGCCCAAGGAGTTCGCTGGTAGTTGGGTGCAGTTGTTCTGCCGTCTGTCAATCCGCAAGGAAACACGACGCAAGGACCAGCGTGCGTTGTGGTCGCCTGTCATCTACAAGCCGGGCACAACCCGAGCGAACCGCAACGTCGAGGCGGTGACGTGTCTGGTTGTTGACATGGACGGTGAAGCGTTTGACCATGCCCGTCTAGACGGGTTGGAGTGGATGGCGTACACGACTTGGTCGCATCGCCCTGGTGATGAGCATTGGCACTTGGTACTGCCGCTCAAGGATCCTGTGCCTGCGGATCGTTGGGCTGAGGTGTGGACTGCGTTGCATGAACGCATCAACGTCGTTGGTGACCCAGCGACCAAAGACCCGGCTCGAATCTTCTATCTGCCGCAGTATCAGATGGGGCGTGAGCCTGGGCGTCGGTTTGGTCGTGGCGAGTTTCTGGATGCTGAGTTGGGCGAATTGTTTATTCCACCTCGCATGGTTGTTACACCCATGCCAAAGGCTGCGCAGTCACCTCGACGTAGCAACGAGCACTACCGTCCAGAGTTATGGTGGAATGAACCGCAAGACTTGTCACGGTTCTCTGGTATGACGGAACCGCAGATTGCAGCGAAGCTGCTAGGCGAGCTTAGAGACCTGCGAAAGTCGTGGACCTTTGACTGAGTAGAATTGCGGCTCATGGCTGTTGAGCGTCAATTCCTAGTCAAACTTATTGCCGACCCATCGGCACTCATCAGGGACTTCCAAACAGTTCGTGGTGAAGCAGAGAAGACATTTGGCATTGCCAATGCGAAAGTTCAAAGCCTTCTCCCCGGTTTCAAAATCCTTACGACGGCAGCAGCGGGCGTGTTCACTGGGCTGGTCGCTGGTGCCGGGTTGGCTGTCAAGGCGGCAGTGGAAAGCCAAGCGGAACAGAATCGTTTGCGTCAGATTCTGCTCACGACTGGTAAAGCAACCGAGGATCAGGTTGAGGCACTCAATGGTCAGGCGGATGCTTTGGAGCGGGTTGGTGTTGTTGCGGGTGGGAACATCACGGTGTTGCAGTCGCAACTTGCGACGTTTGATTTGCAGGCAACAACGATTTCAAAACTTACTCCAGCGATTCTTGACTATGTCGTAGCGGAGAAGGGTGCGACGGCAACGACGGAAGATTTCAAGTCGATGACGAACGGTCTGGCTCAGGCGTTGAACGGCCAGTTTGGTGCCTTGACCCGAGCAGGGTTCGTACTTGATGACAATACGAAGGCGTTGATTAGCAACGGTACTGAGGCCGAGCGTGCGGCTGCCATCGTTGATGTGTTGTCCTCGACGTATGGCGGGTTCAATGAGGCGTTGCGTGAAACCACTGAAGGTCAGTTGATTGCGTTCCGTAACTCCGTTGACCAACTCAAAACTGATCTCGGGAAGGCTCTGCTGCCAGCGTTTGATGCAATCGTTCGAGTGTTGGCAACCTTCGCAGATTTCGCTGCTAGGAACAGCACAGCAGTCGGAGCTCTTGCAGGTGTGCTCGGAGCCTTGTCTGGAACTGTGCTTCTCCTTGCCGGGTATCTGAAAGTTGCAGCCTTCCAGAAACGGTTGATGAACGACGAGTTCATAAAGGGCATCTTGACGATGCGCAACTCGGAAGGTCAGATGACCAAAACGGGTACAGCCGTTCAAGCCTTAGGTAAAGGTTTCGCTGTTCTTGCTGCTGCGCAAGGCGTGTTCAGTGTTTTGAATGAAATCACAAGTGCAGGCAAGAACGTAGAAACCCAGTTCAACAAACTTGTTATTGCGGTAAATGGTTTCAAACAAGTTGGTACAGACTCACCCAAGGCGGTAGTTGAAGAGTTCTCGAAGATGGGTCGTGTCATCCAAGACCAGTTCCGGTTGAAGGATGTCTTCCAAGAGTTTGGTAGGGATTTCCAGTTTGTTGCTGGTGGTGTCAAAGTCAACATCGAGTCAATGGATGAGGCGTTTGACAAGTTGCTGAAAACTGACCCTGTTCAGGCTTCGGGAGTTATTGACTCTTTGCGTGCTCAACTGGCGGTCACCGAGCCAGGGACTCGTGCTTACATTGACCTCACTGACGCATTGGCTCGTTACGAGGCGCAAGCCAAGTTGTCTGCCCATGCCCAAAGAATCTTGAATGGTGAGCAAGCTGCGTCGCCTGTGTTCAAGATGACAGCCGGGTTGAATGCGATTGCTAGGCAACACAAGTTTGAGAGTGAAGCCCGTCTCGGTTCTGTTGGTGCGTTGGAGAAATACAATGCGGAAATCCGAAAAGGTTTGAGTGGTGTCGCTTCGTCAATCTCTCTCACTGACAAACTTGCCCAGGCTAAAGACAAACTGAAGTCATCAACCAGTTCTGTTGCTTCTGCTCAAATCAGTGAACGTAACTCTGGGGAAAGTTTGGAGCGTGCCGACAAATCGTTGATGAAGGCGACGGCTGATGTGACGGCCGCTAAGGAGAGGTTGCGTATCGCGATTCAAGGTTTCGGCAAGGACTCACGTGAAGGTGTCAATGCGTCACGCAGTTTGGCTTCTGCTCAACGCCAGTTGACTAGGGCAAATCAGGGTGTTTCGGATGCTCAGAACAAAGTTTTGGAGGCTGAACGCAAACTTGCTGACTTGCGTCGTCGAGCAGCCGATCCGAACGAAATTACGAACGCCGAGTTTGGGTTGGAGAAATCGAAGCTTGATGTTGAGGAAGCGACGTTGAGGATTCAGGAAGCAGAAGAGGACCTTGCGAAAACTTTGAAGGATCCGGATGCTTCACCGATTGAGAAGCGTCGGGCGGAGTTGAAGTTGGTGTCAGCGAAGTTCGGGTTGCGTGACGCAATCATCAGCCAAGGAGCATCCGAGGCTGAACTGATTGCTATCAGGAACACGGGTGCAACATCTGAGGAGTTGGCTGACGCTGAGCGGGAACTGTCGGATGCGAAGTTGGCTGTCCAGGATGCGATAGACAATCAGACTAGTTCGTTGCAGGCGTTGAACGAGGAGCAGGAGAACTACCGCAAAGTCACTGAAGGTATCCGTGAGGACGACGAAGAGTTCATCGAATTGTCGAAGGAAGTTGTGGCGGCGGAGGAAGCCCAAACGGATGCTGCTCGTAGTTTGCGTGATGCCCGTGAGCAGGCTGCGGCGGCAACCGATACCCTTCGCAAAGCTGAAGAGGAGTTGAGGTCTAGTCGTAAGGAACTGCGGTTGGCTCGTGGCGGTGCCCCAGGTCGTGCGTTCGGTGGCCCAGTGTCGCGAGGTGGTGCGTACATGGTTGGCGAGCGTGGACCTGAGTTGTTTGTTCCTACTGGCAGCGGCAACATCATCCCGAACAACAACCTTGGCGGTGGTGGTACGACTGTGCAGGTTGTTGTCAACGCTGGTATGGGTACTTCAGGGACACAGGTTGGGCAAGAGATTGTGGATGTGTTGCGTGCATACACCCGAGTGTCTGGTCCGTTGTCTCAATACGTTGCGGTGTAGGCGATGGCTAAGACAGCAATCTGGGGTCAGACCTACAAGGTCTTGTTGGACACGGGTTTCTTGCAGGATGCGTTCACGCTTGACTCCTCGACGCTGAACGGTGCCGATGTGCTCGATGGGGTCGTTGATTTCGCTGATGTCACCGAATACGTGTTGAATGTCAGCATCCGACGTGGCCGTTCCACCCAACTAGACACCATCGGACCAGGGCAAGCAACCATCACCCTGGACGACAAGGCAGCCGATCGTTCCTTTGACCCGGCGAACACCGCATCCCCATACTTCCTCGGCACATCAGGTATCGCCCCACGACGCTTCGCGCAAATCTACGGTGGGACCGCAGGACAAGAACCGTTGTTCATTGGCCGAGTCAACGACCTTGACATTGACTATGTGCAACCAAACAACTCGTTCGCCTTAGTCACCTGCGTTGATGACCTGTCGTCGTTGGCTCGCACCAACTTGACTGGGTTCAACCCATCATCAGAACTGTCATCGGCTCGCATCAACACGTTGCTCAACCGTCCCGAGGTGGCGTTCTCTACCGCTAACCGTGACATCCAAACAGGTATCGCCACACTTGGCACCGTTGCCTACGCCGAGAACGTCAACGTGAAGTCTGCGATTGACGCTGTTGTGTTGGCGGAGGACGGACGATTCTTCGTGAACCGTGGCGGCACCGCAGTCTTCCAGCAACGCATCTCATTCACGTTCAGTACCGCCAGCATCGAGTTCAGTGACACGGTCGGCCCCGAGATTGCCTATCAAGAGCTGTCGGTTGGCTACGGAGCTGAGACGCTCTACAACCGTATCCAGGTCGGCGTGCAAGGCTTCTCCGTATCAACAGCCGTGGACTCAACATCGACTAGCGAGTACGGCATCAACACGTTGAGTCTCACCGACGTGCCACTAAACGACCAGGCTGCCGGTAACTCGTTGGCTGCGAACCTGCTTGCCAAATACAAAGACCCCGTGTTCCGCTTCAACGAGATTGGGGTGACGCTCAACGGGTTGAGTTTGGCTGACGCTCAGACCGTGTCCACGCTCGACATCGGAGACCTAGTCGCCATCACCAAGACCTATCAGACCGGGTCACCAGCCACAGTCACGAGAACGATGTTCGTGGAATCGTTGTCCCATGAAATCACGCCTGGGTTCCATCGC